CTGCTGGCTGGGAGTTTCTACACCGAGACAGAGGTAGACACCTTTGTGGCCCTAGCTGCCAGCAGGAGCATCACCCTGACGGCTGGGTCTCACATAGCGGGCGGGGGGGACTTAACCACAGATAGGCGTTTCGATGTAACCGCTGGTATTGCAGACACCAACGTTGTCAAAATAGACGATGCTGATGCTGCCGAGAACGACTATGCCAAGCTCACTACAAAGGGGGTGGTGGGCAGAAGCTACGCAGAAGTTCTTTCTGACCTGAGCGAAGAAGCAGATGCTGAGTTTCTGTTTAACACCCAGCAGGTGGGCGGGGTAGTTGACCCAACCACAGACCAGCAAGCGGCTACCAAGAAGTACGTGGACGACAACGCCAGCGCCACCCCCGCCGTCGCAGGCGTGGGCTACGCTCTCGTCTCGGACGGCGTGAACTCGTGGGCGGCTGCCACCGCGCCGACGTGGGTGGGGGTGCATAGCTTCACGGGGGCGGGCATCGCGCTGACGGGCTTGGCGCGTCGTATGACGCTTGGCCCAGACGATGTGTGGATGGAAGAGGCTAGCGGCACTCTAAAGCTGGTCGGCGGAAAGACTGGCGCAAACACAGACCACCTGATTGTGAGTGCCGTCGGGCTAACGCTGGGCACGAATTCCAGAGACTTCAGGTTCGACGACAATGATTTCATCAGGTACGACCAAGCTAATAACTGGTGGGAGTATCATGTCGCCGGCGTAGAATATGTAGTCATCAGTGCCAGCGGCTTCTCCGACCCTGACCAGAGCCACTACGTTCACTTCAAGGGCGATGACCTGGTATTCAAAGATGTCAACACTGCCGAGAAGACCTTGACGCAACTAGCGGCGGCGGGGGCGGGCACCGTTGATACAACTGGTACACCAGTGGATGACGACTATGCCAAGTTCACCGACGCTGATACGATTGAGGGCAGAAGCTACGCTGAGGTTAAGACTGACCTGAGCCTGAACAACGTTGAGAACACTGCGCTTAGCACATGGGCGGGCACTACCAACGTTACCAGCGTAGGCGACATAACGGTCGGCGGCGCGAACAAGCGCATCACGTTCGACACGAACGACTACCTGGAGTATGACACCACCAATAACAGGTATGCCCACTTCATCGGCAGCGCCAGCCCCCCGCTCGTTTCGGCGACGGGGTATCATGCGAATTACTACTTGCCGCTTGACCCAGCCCTTGACGATGCCTACATCCACTACGACACCGCCGCTACTTGCTGGCGCACCTACGTTGGTGATACCCAGGTGATGGCCGCTTCCGCAAGCGGGCTGTGCATTGACGCTTACGTCAATGCAGGGAGTGGGTATAAGGTTGATGGGACGCAGGTGTATCAATTCACGCCGGGGTTTTATACCAGCGCTGCGTACAACGATGTGATAACTGGCGATGTTGCGGCAACCACCTTGGATACATCAACAGTATTTGGGATCCCGGCAAGCGTCAAGGCTGTTAGTGTGCGCCTTATCTTCAGAGATGAAAACTCGGCTGGAAAATATATCGCCCTACGAAAAGGGGGCACAACAAATACATACATGGGGGTTTACAGCCAAGTTGCTAATGTTTGGAACGAAAATGATGGCATAGTAGAGTGTGATGCCAATGGTGATATTAATTATATTGTCTCGGCGGTGTCTGGTCACTTCTACATACAGATAATGGGGTACTGGATATAGTGGCAACCATAGACCTTAAAGACTACTTTGATTTTGCAGACAAGTCTGGCTACACATACACATATACCTGTACGAACAACTACCATGAAACTAGCCACACGGTTTATATGCGCCTAAAAGCCCCCCGCTGGGTGGCGGGATACTATTGCTGGCGCATGGAATTTGACAAGGATCATATCAATGCGTACTGGGACCCTGAGCCGTGGCGCGCTAATACTGATCGCGACCTGGTATTCTACATAGAGGACTGGCGAACTTGTGATTACGACGCTGGAGAATGGCTATTCGCTCGCCATTTTGTAGCTCATGAGATGACCGTGGCTCCGGCGACTGGTGATCCGCCCGCCAACGGCCTGCGCTATGTGACCCCCTTTCCCCTTTGCCCCTGGGCACTTTTGCTTGGGCCATATATCATCGGCAAACGATATGGCGATACTGGGACGGAATATGTGTGGGATCAGAGAGTCTATACCTCTGGGCGTCACCCTGTGCATTTCCTCCAGAATACAGCCACTTATGGCGATTTCGCCAAGCGCCCAGACGTAAGTAGTGCTACTAAATATGGGTGGTATATGGCTATACGCTATGTGGGCAGCTACACCTGTGGTAGCTACACCGCCGACACTTTCAGGGTGCGCTACATAGAGGCAGTGGCAGCTAACAAGCTACACGTTGAAGATTGGTACTTTCAAGATGGCAACGGCCTAGTTAAGATTGCCATGCAGTTTGTCGGCAGCGGTTGGGGCGATGGGAAATATGACGATACTTACGCTGATAGTGACCTACACCTGGCAGCCCCACACATTGAAATGGTGTGTACGGACATAGCGGCACCCTAGATCAAGGAGCTTAGCAAGGATGCCAACCGCTGACCAGCAACGCTCGTTTCTCGACGCAATCGCCGACGACGCCCAGCCCGTGGTTTACTGCGCCCACGGTCTCTCGCACTCCGTCTATCTAACCCGCATCGCCCAGGCCGCGCCGTTCAAGATGGCGAGCCGAGAGGAAGACACATACCAACTTACGATGGTCTCCACAGTCGCCGAGGCAACCGGATATGAAAGCCAGGAGCAGTTCCTTCTAAGCAGCGTCAACGACGTGGCGCCGCTGGTCTACACTGACACCCGGGGGGATCGGCACTACGTCATAATGACCCGCCTGAGCCGCACCTTCCCCTACAAGGACGACGACCGCTTCCAGCCCGTCTACACCCTGACGTTCGCAGACGCCCGCGCCGTGCTGGACGTGCAGGCTACGGAGGTGGCGGCGGTGGCCGAGACGCTTACGAGCGCGTCGTTGTATCGGACGCTGGCGCGGTGGGATGAGTTTGACTGGGATTGGGCGCAGTGGGAGTAGCGATGTTAGCGCGCAAAGCGACCAGCAATTCTTGCACCCTTGCCAGTCCCTCCTCGTCTCCGTCTCGACGGGCATCAAGTTCATAGTGCATGAGAGTTATTTCTCTATGCTTTAATGCCATAAGAAACTTCTTATCGGACATATTCATGCCTCCTCACTCAAGTTGCACCTATTATACCACAAATCGCAGAATTTGTCAAATCGAGGAAACACGATGACAGCACCCTTGTACGAAGCAGCGGTCATCCGCACCGCCGCGCAGATCGAACTCATAGACGTAGAGACTGGCGAGGTGGATGTCTGGCGCGGCCACAACGCCTTCACCGACGCCGGCCTGGACGTGATACTCAACAGGCTGGCTGGGCTGGGCAGCGTGGCGGCGCTGGGCTACCAGGTGGTGGGAAGCGGGACGGGCGCCTTCCCCGGCACCGAGACCTCAATGTACCATGAAAATTTCAGGAAGGCAATCACTTCCGCCAGTGTCGTGGATCAGAGCCTTGTGTACAAGACATACTTTACGACCTCGCAGGCAAGCGGATCCATCCGGGAGCTAGGTTTTGCCAACGCAGCGGCGAGCGGTGCGGGCACGCTCATAACGCACCTGGTGGTCACTCCGTCAAAGCTGAAAACGTCGGCACAGGAAATGGTGGTGACTATCACGCACGAGGTGAGCAGGGCGTAATGCCTATCAAGTCCAGGCTTACGAAGCGCGGCAGAGCAAGATTGCGGGGCAAAAGGATTGCGCTGAGGCCCAAGCCCTTTAGTAAGAAGCCCCCCCCCGAACCCAGGCCCTGGGCCTACGCGTACATGTCATCATACGAGTGGCAGGTTTTCAGAGCATTAAAAAAGAGAGGCATTGCGTTCACTGAGCAGGTCTCCTTCGGTGGCGGTGCTGGAACTTTAGGTGGTGCGAGAGTCGACTTTTTGCTGTCAGGCAGGAACATAATCATCAGAGTCCAGGGGCCGTACCATGAAATGCCCCAGGCCCGCAGCCGCGATATGCTACAGATGATCTACCTCCAGGGCCAGGGGTACGAGGTCATTGACTTCTGGGCCGAAGACCTACTCGACCTCGACCGCGCGCTAGCTACCAAATTGGGTACACCAATAAGGACTTAGACAATGGAATCAAGCAATCAAACAAAGGGCGGCCTCGCCGCCGCCACCGCCTACAACCTCCTCCGCATTGATGTCATCGCCAACGTCAGTGGTGTCGCCGCCGCAGCCTCCCTCGCCTACGACGCCTCCCTTGCAGCCTCCCTCGCCTGGGACGCCACCGTCGCAGCGTCAGCGGGGGCAGCCGACCTCGACACGCACGAGGCGGCCACGCACACCATCCACGGGCTGGCTGCTGGCATAGACGTGCTGGGGGCACAGACGGCGGGGTTGCACATTCAGTATGCTACAGGGGCGAGCACCTGGTCACACACAGGCGGGTCTGACGAGACCCATTCGGCCTACGCTGCCTGGCCCGTAGCCTTCAACAACCTGTACGCCGTGACGGTGAGCTACGGGGTGGGGTCACACACGGCAGACGGAGCATTTATCGCGGAGCCACGCGACATGGCCTACACTACCACGGGGGCCACGCAGGTCTTGCGTGTCTACAACGGCCAGTCCGAGAACACAAGCTGCTGGGCAAACTTCATAGGCATCGGGAACTAGAAAGGGAATAATGATACGTAAGTGGCTCAACATTCCAGGACACATCGCAACGATCAACGACGAATTAGGGGAGGTGATGCAGCGATTAGCTACAGTGGAAGCCGACATGCGCTGGGTGAAGTGGGGCGTAACGCTCATTGCCGGGGGCATGGTGGCGCTGATAATCAAGGTCTTCATCGGCGGGTGAATTTGACAAAAAAGCCTTTCTGTGGTACAATGTGCTATCTTGTAAAGGAGGCGCGTGATGCTACAGCTTAGAGAACACCGCATAGAGTACACTAGTCGCACAGACGTGTTCCACCACTGGCACATCACTGACACCCACCTGGGTTCGAGGGCGTGTGATGAGGTGGCGCTGCGGCGGGACATAGCACGGATCCGGGCTGATCCCTTCGCTACCTGGACGTTCGGGGGGGATTGGGCAGAGTTCATCAACCCCACCGACAGACGCTTCGAGCCAAAGGAGGTGGCAAGCTGGATCACCGTCGCTGACCTGGCAAACATTGCGAAGGTGCAGTGTGGCCGCGCGATTGCGCTGTTCCAGCCCATTGCCGACAAGTGCATCGGTGCTATCGGTGGCAACCACGGCCTGACGATCCTCCGCGAGCACCACCACGACCCGCATGGCGACATCTGTAGCAAGCTTGACATCCCCAACCTCGGCTACGATGGAGCCTTCATCAACCTGCGGTTCAAGAGGTTGGGTGGCAGCACCCGCAGCTACCGCATCGCCATGCTCCACGGCTGGGGCGGGGGGCGACAGCCTGGCGGGAAGATGAACAAGCTGCGGGATGCACTGGCAGCCTATGACGCCGACATCATCTTGCTGGGGCACCTGCACGTCAGGTATCGGCTGCCTGGCACATCCTACTCCTGCACCAAGCACCGCATCGTGGTCAAGCAGCGGGTGGCCCTGATCGGGGGCACGTACTTGGACGGAGCAGCCTACGGCGTGCGGGCGGGCTATCCGCCGGCGGAAATCGGGGGCGTGTGCGTGAACATCACGCCCGACAAAGGTACGGTCAAAGTAAATCTGTAAGGGAGGTAAGGAATGACAGCAGAAGCATTTGCAATATTCGTAGCGGGGCTAATCGCCCCCTTCCTGACCCAGCAGCTCAAGAAGCTGTTTGGCGGACTGGAGGATGAACGCGCCCTTTGGACAGCGTTCGCCGTCTCATTCGCATTGGCAGTGCTGGCGCAGCTACTCACAGGAGAGTTGGCGGTAACGTGCATCGCGGGCGATCCCGCAGCTTGCACGGCCAGCGTACTGAAGGCAGCGATGACGGCGTTCGGCTTGGCAACCATCGTCTACAAGATGCTGCTGAGCAAGAAGTAGCACCACTGCGCGGCTGAACCAGCCCCAATGGCTGGGGTGGTCGCGCACAATGCCCGCTGTAAAGCGGGCGCCCTGCCCGTCGTTCTGATGGGTTGGCAGATGTCAGCCGTGCGGCGGGCAGGGGTATATCTTATCATGGGGTGACGGGGCGGCAGAGTTTTTCGATTTGGGTACACGTGGTTCTAGCCTCATCAACTAGAACGCGCCAAGTCCTCCTTTGCTCACCGCCCCTGATCCCCACCTTGAAATATTGCCCGAATTTTGTAAGGTTCGAGTGCGTTTTGGCCTTGACAAGATTTGGGTTTTGTGGTATAATTACGTCATCATGGGCAAGGAGGTACAAATGATGGGAGCATTGGAGCACTGGAGGGAGAACGTAACGAAGTTCACCGAGGAGCAAGCCGAGCTCAACGCCGCCCACGCCACCCGCCTCGACGCGATCTCGCTGCACGTGTCACTAAACCGTGACAACTATGTTGAGCACCTGACAACTGAGTTTGCGAACGCTAAGCAGGAGCGTGACGCGCTGGCGGAGCGGGTGGCGGAGCTGGAGCGGCTGGCGGGCTTCCGTGACGGGCTGATCGAGAAGCAGCACGGGATGCTGGCTGCCCAGGATGAGCGGGTGGAGAGGCTTGAGCACGGGCTGGGAGTACGGTGGGTGGAGCGCCCTGCCTCTGTGGAGGATTGGATTGAGGCCATGCCCCCGCTGCCAGATGAGTTGTACCGTGAGCAACTTCTGAGTGGTGACTGGGTGCGCTTCAAGCGAGCCGTTGATGCGTACCCCTTAGATGTGACTGAAGCACACATAAAAAAGGAGGAGACCAATGAGTAACATACCACTTTGTCCCGAACACCAGACAGCCATGAAAGTATCAAAGCACGACCCCGACGGCTTCTACTGCCCGAAGGTGATCGGCACGCACCCGCAGTCGGGCGAGAAGCTGTACTGTACCCACACCGCCACGGCCACGGCCACCCCCGTCGCGCCCCCGCAGCGCCTCTCCAACGTCCCGCCCCCCGCGCCCCCGACTACCACAAGTGTTCAACCGACCACATCTTTTGTCCAGCCCCCGCCCCCCGTGCGGTACGCGAACGGCAACGGCGAGGGTATCAAGAACCGACGCACTGCCTTGATAACGGCTGGGCAGTTCTTGGGCGACGGGGCTCATAACGTAGATCACTTGTTGGCTGCTGCCGATAAGTTCCTGGCATGGCTGGAGAACAAGCCCTCGCCCGCCAAGGGTGGAGAGCCTGCCCACGGCGCTGGCACAGAAGGTGGCCTCACCAAGCTGATGGAGGATGCCAATGTGGAACTGGGGCTGCGCGGGTTCGAGCCACACTACAAGCACGCCATCCACGTCAAGAACGCCCTCAAGGAACTGGGCCATGCCAGCTACAAGCCCACCATGCACAAGCAGTACGTGCATCAGTTGGTGGCCCGCGTAGAGGCCAAGGAGATCAACGGGGAAGACGAAATCCCATTCTAGACCAACGCCTACGCCGCGCTCGCGTTGCTGGCGTGCGCGGTGGGCGTGGAAAGGAGGACTAATGAAGTACACGATTGAAGTTAGAGTCAGGAATATAGAAGACGCAGAGGCAACATTCTTGGGCCATTTTGCGCCCGATCAGATTCTGGAACTCCCCAATCTCTTCCGGACATTCACTACGTATGACGCCAACTGTGACGCCCTCGGGTTCGCAGCAGCGCAATTTGTTTTCGCTGAAGACGGCAGCATTTACTTTGAGATCGTAGTTGCCGCCGATGCTTGACCAGCTATTCGCCACCGCCAACGCGCTCGCCTGGCCCGGCGTGTTCGCCATGATCGGGACGCTCTTGGGTAATTGGGCCGGGGACCACGTCTGGAAATGGATAACACGATGTCAGTGATGGGAATCTACGAAATCGTCAACCTGTATGATGGCAGAGCTACGGCGTATGTGGGAAGCTCTGTGAAGATCAAGAAGAGGTGGCGGCGTCATGTACTGGCGCTGCGCAAGGGTGGGCACGACAATGCTCACCTACAGGCCGCCTGGAACAAATATGGCGAGGGGGCCTTCTCGTTTTGTGTGCTTGAGCAGGTTGGAGATAGGGAGAATCTGCTAGAGCGGGAGCAATCCTTTCTTGACTGTGCATTTGAGGTAGGTAATACATATAACATGGCTAAACATGCCGATCTTCCACCCATCAGCCGTGGGGCTGTCCTATCTGAAGAGCACAGACGCAAAATCAGTGAGGCTCACAAGGGCAAGTCTGTCCCCGAGGAGACCAAGCACAAGATCAGCGAGACGAGAAAGAAGCAGGGGTCTCCGTGGCTCAAAGGCAAACGACTCTCCGAGGAGACCAAGCGCAAAATCAGCGAGGCGGTGATGGGTAATCAGCACACCCTGGGATTGAAGCACACCGCTGAGGCCAGGCGCAATATGAGCGAGGCGCGCAAGGGCAAGACACATTCTGAAGAGACCAAGCGCAAGATGAGTGAGGCCCACAGGGGGCACGCGGTTTCTGAGGAGGCCAGGCGCAAGATTAGCGCGGCCCTCAAGGGCAAGAAGGTTTCCGGGGAGACCAGGCGTAAAATCAGTGAGGCCAACAAGGGGCGCAGGCACACCGATAAGACCAAGCGTAAGGTGAGCGCGGCCATCAAGAGAGCCTGGGCAAAACGAAAGGGGTTGGCAAAATGATTCGACAAATCCAGACCACCTGCACCCGTTGCGGAGAGTTGATGCGGCTGCCCGAACACGTGGCCGACCTGCCCGCCGACGCGAAACTGTGCGCGGCGTGCGTGGCGGTGATGCTGGGGGTGGCGGGCTACTGCGTTAGGTGCAGGGAGAAGCGCACAATCAAAGATGCCCAAGAGGTCACCATGAAGAATGGCCGCCCAGCCGTCAAGGGTGTGTGCCCTGTGTGTGGGGGAGGGATGTGGAAGATGTTGCCTCGCCGAAGGAGGAGACATGACAATTGAATGGCATTATAACGAGAACCCGCCAGAGCCGGAAGGCGGTTGCCAAATACGCTATCTGGTCGCCCTCCATTCCGAGGATCACAGTTTTACAGAAACGGCATATTATAATGGAGACGGCGTATGGTCTGACGTTTTCAATATTATCACCGAGGATGTGTACGCCTGGGCCGAGTGGCCTGGCGCGCCGCCGCAGACGCGGGCGACGGCGGGCGGGCGAGACCTAGATGGAACGCTGGATAAAGAGAGAGGAGAAGCCAATGGCATGGGAATCAATTGATACAGCCCCTAAAGATCGCACCAAATTCCTTGCTTCTACATATTACGGGGAAATGTGTGTGATGTATTTCAACGGAGAGGGGTTTGTCAGGGCAACAACGTGTAGACGATGTGATGGATTTGGACTTGGCGGCCTTACTCACTGGATGTCATTGCCAAAGCCGCCACCCGCCGCCAAGCAGGCGACGACGGGCGGGGGGTAGGTAGCCTGATTGCAATTGAAGGGGTGGGAGGCAACTATTGGTTGTGTTGCGGCAGCCTGTAAAGCTGTTCCCAAGGGGTAAACATTGTAGGTTCAATTCCTACCCCACCCTCTACTAACGCCCTGTAGCCTGCCAACCAGGGCCACATAGAACATGATCCTGAAAGACCGAAGGAGTCCTGATGATGAGGACTAGTGGTTGAGGCTGGGCAGGCAGCAGGCACGACACTGGCAAACCTTGAGAGACCCGTCCGACGTGAAAGCGAAAGCCGCAAGGCTACCAGGGGTGATGGCGGAGACCAGCCTGGTTACTACAGCGATTAACGTGTGGCTAACGTGCATACTCGAAGCCCTATACCGCATGTGCGTGCACTCCACTCCCTCCCAGGGGTGGAGTGCGCCTGCTCTCCCTGCCCGCATGACCATCCCGCCCCAGCCCAGAGATTGTAAGGGAGCACTCCTCCCTGGGCTTGACAAGAAACGGGAAGTATGGTATAATAACAGCATCAAAATCAAGGAGACAATGATGAACGAGTCCCAAGCCAACGCCCTCTTCGCCAGCTTCACCCCGCACCCAGGCGCAGCGCGCATGGACGCAGCGGCAATGGCAGACCCAACGAAGTATAGCTCGCAAGAGGATAAACTGGCCCGCTTCCTGGCGAACTGGCTGGACTACGATTACCGATCGTACCACCACAGGCTCAAGAAGAAAGCACGGGAGCTACTGGAACACAGCAAGGGCGACGTAGACGGCATGTGGGAGATGGTGGAGGCGAAGGCACGCGATGGGCAGTTCGCCGCCTGGGTTACGGAGAAGGACGTGAACATCTACGCCGTGACCAACATCTTGAAGGACGCCTACTCCCGTCGTCTGATGCGGGAGCGTAAGCGAGCCGCCTCCGGCACCACGGCGGGGCGCGTGGCGAAGTACGTGACGCCAGGGGTGCAAAGCTGATTTGACATTTTGAGCGATTTGTGGTATAATAGGTGCATCAAGGTAAGGAGGTCAACTATGATAAGCTGCATCCACATTTCTCCAGTGGCTAAGCACCCTTTTGTTACATTTCACCGGCCAGGCAAGAAGATCCATTGGTATGACATATCACCCGCTAGAGTCAAGCGACTAACAGGAAAACTTGAAGCAATGGGTTTAGTCCTAACAGAAAGCTGCCGGGGCATCTGGTGGATAAGGGAAGATTAAACTTTAGACTAGATTCAATATGTAAAGTAAGGAGGCCCCATGATCCAACGAGGCACCATCGTAACGCACGTCGCTGACGACACGGTCCGCGCCGAGGTGCTGGCGCTGCCCTACGCTCACCGATTGAACCCTCGTGACATCTGGTGTGTCCGCCAGAACAAGCCCACCCTGATTGTCCGTGACTTGGCGCAGTATGGCGTTCCCTCCCAGATAGCTTATGGCATCTTGCTGGGGCGCGGGGTGTTTAAGTGGCTGGCTGTGCGGCGTGACCTGATTAAGCTCAAGAACGTCTGGAAGGGGCGTGTTACTGCAACTATCGAGAGAATCCACAAGGCTAAGCGGGAGCACGACCAGGCAGGGCTTGCCTATCAGCGAGGGTATCTGAAAGCCTATGAAGAGTGCAGGGCAGAAGTGCGGGGGCTATGCCATTCGGAGCGGTTTAGGGCACCTGATTTTGATAGCGGTGCTCAAAGATTCTTGGAAGATGCTGGCGTCGCCTAATTGGCAGGGCACCATACTTGTAATATGGTCTGTGCAGGTTCGATGCCTGCCGCCAGCCTGGAGTAAAGTGGCGCAGAGATGCGCAAAAGGAGGCGAGTGATGATTCTACTATGCAGTTGCAAGCACGAGGCACAGGACAAGTTGCACGGCAAGGGCCAGCGAGTGCATAACCTGGCTCGCAAGGCACTCAGCGGCAGGGGTGGGTGGCGTTGCACCGTGTGCTTGAAGGTGAAGCCGCTGCTGAAGAAAAAGGAGTAGCACATGATGACTGACTGCATGAGCTGCGGCGAAGCGGACGCCACGCAGCCCGTCGCCGGCCCGATGTGGTGTGAGGAGTGCTGGGAGTCTATGACTGGGGAGGAGCGGGAGCCAATTATTAGAGTATGCCCCCGCTGCCGCCGCTTCACGGCGCTCGAGACGTGCGCCCGGTGTGGCGGGGCGACGAAGGTGTATGGGGAGGAGGAGTGATGACATACAAAGACTTACTGGATACACTTCGGCGCTTGCTTGACCACGTGGAGGCACTAGATGCGGTGGCGGACGCTGCGCGGGCGCTGCGGGCTGATGCAACGCCTGTTGGCATACACTGGATACAGGTCTATAGCCATGACAGCATACGGGGCCTGTTTGCTGCCCTTGACGTGCTGGACGGGGAGGAGGACTGATGAGAGCCACTACTACGGACTGGCAGGTTGCCGTGCTAAGGACGCTACGGGCAAAGGTGTCTCGTGCGATTGAGCAAATAGAGGATGATGCCGTGGAAGTGTCGGCTGTATCCCTGCTACAGTTGCTACAGGAGATTCAGCAGTGGCTATTGGTGGCAGTGAAGGAGGCACGAGATGGCATTAGTAGTTAAGTGCGACGTGTGTGACAAGGACACGGACAAGAACCATGCGTCCATCATACTGGTGGGGATGCCGAACTGGAGGAAGCACCGTACATGGGACGTGTGCCCTAGATGTTATGGCGGGGTGGATAGGCTGCTACAGACTATGCGGGACAAGGAGAGGGGGATTATCCGTGGCTGACTCACTGTGGAAAAAGGCGGAGCGCAAAATCTGTGCCATGCTGGGCGGCACACGCCGAGGCCCGACCGGGCGTGGCGAGAGTGACTGTTGCAGTGATTGGTTGGCGGTGGAGATCAAGAATCGCAAGATGCCGACGTACATTCGGAGGTGGATGAGCCAAGCGATTGTAAACAGGGAGCCAGGCCACTTACCCATCGTGGTTTGGCATAATCCTGGCACGGCCTACCAGGGTTCGTTGGTCATCCTGCAATTGGACGACTTCATCGCCTGGTTCGGGGACAGTGACGTGCCCATAGCGCAGGCGGCGGTGGACGGCGAGGAGGAGCTTCCGTTCACAGACCCGCCGGCGTACTATGCAGCGTGGGAAAAGGAGACGTAGGGGTAGAATGAGAATCTTGAAGGGGCTGCTGCTGGCCCTGTTCACGCCGCTGCTGCTCGTGATCGTTGATGCAGTGGTGAAGGAGATCAAAGGAGGACGTGATGAGTGTAGCAATATACGTGGGGCTGTTTCTGTTGGCAGCGGTCTTCAGCGAGACAAACAGGCCGAAGCCAGCCCATAAGCACAGGTACGGGATTAAGGAGTGGCTTACTATCACGCTCATCACATACGTTATCATGGTGGTCGTGTTCCAGTGGGCTATCATCACATTCACCTTGTAAGGAGGCAAGTATGCGGAACGAAACGAAGCAAGCGTTAGGCGAGGCGACCCGTGCCGTGGGCGCAGATGCGGGGCGGGCGTTGAAGAAGACGTATCCTATGCCGATGTGGGTAATCATCCTGCTTGGGGTGCTAGTTGTGTTTGCGATGAACTGCCCCGACCAAGGGAGCTACTACACCAACAGGCAGGAGTCAGTGCCAGTGGTGTCCGCTGAGGAGTACCAGCCACCCCCGCTACCGGTCAGCGCCGTGCCCGCCGAGATGACGGGCGGCCCGATCAGGGGCATAGACGTGAGCATGTGGCAACCTCTTCCCATTGACTGGGATGCCGTAGCCCGGAGCGGTGTTGAGTTCGTCATCATAAAGGCGACAGAAGGGACAAGCTACACCGATCCCTCATTTGCCGACCATTGGGCCGGGGCGAAGAAGGCGGGGCTGTTGGTCAGTGCCTATCACATGTTCTGGGGCAACCTATCTGCATCGGCCCAGGCCGAACATTTCCTGAGCACTATGGGAGATAGGGCGGCCGACTTCCCCCTCTCTTTGGATGTGGAGCTGAACAAGGGCGTCGGCAATATCGGGGCTGGCGTTGAGGAGATGTTGCTTGCACTGAAAGCGGGCGACGGGCGTAAGCCGATTGTGTACACGGCACAAAGCATCTGGGGTTCTATCGTAGGCTGGGCCCCTGGCTGGCATGAGTACCCCCTGTGGGTAGCCGATTACGGCTTTTGGGGGGCCGCCACCGCCCTTATGCCCATTGGCTGGGACACATACCACTTCCACCAGCACTCTAGCACTGGCTCTGTGCCAGGGATCAAGGGCAATGTGGATTTGAATGAGTTCGTCGGGAGCCGTGAGGCGCTGATGGCGCTGGGGAGGTAGGGAGGTAGATGGAGAAAGTCTGTGTAGGTGTAATGGCAGGGCTGTTCTGGCTATTTGTACTATTGCCGACGCTCCCTTGCTTCTTGCTGATCTTGGCGATTGGCAGGGTGTGTGGCTGGACGGACGTGGGCTTTTGGGAGTTCGCTAGAGACTGGCTCACATTCCAGGTGATTCCGTAGAGGAGGTAGGCATGGGCATCGAGGTGCGTGAGCTAAGCGTGGAACTGTTGCGGCCCCTGGGGCTGGCGGAGAAGTGCGCCATAGCCTGGCAGTGCGTGGGCTTCAGCGAGCAGGAGATAGGGGGCATCATGGGCGTCTCAAAGCGGCATGTGCATAGCCTGCTGGCGGGGGGCAAGGCAAAGATGCGTCGGAAATTGGCCGCGCAAAACGTTGCGGGGGTGGGGTGAATTGTGGTATCATGGGTAGAGACGGACAACGGGCAGCCATGTCACTTGTGCCCGATATGCTTTGAGCCGCTGGCTAATCAGCAGCGCAAGCTCTGCTATAAGCATGAGAAAGAATATGGGACAGACACAACCAAGTGGCCGGCGTGGCTTACCGCTCTGCGCAAGCTAACGGTTCGCTGGGAGCGGCGGCCAGGTGGTGTTACTTTCAGGGACAGTGAGGAGATCGTGCTGGCTGAGTATTACGATGATCCTCTTGATTCGATAGTGGAATAAAGGGTGGGGCGGTTTAGGGGACGGGAGTAGGGATGCAAAAAAAGTTTAGGAAAATAAAATAAAATCTTTAGAAGGAGGCACACGATGGCGAATGGACGGCTCTATAAGCAAGCGAAGGAAGCGATCCAGGCCTTGTTTGGAGATACAAGCGTCACACAAGAGCAGACCCTAGAAAGTCTGGAGCTTCTTGCCGATGAGATCGGTATGCTGATCGAGGCGATAGAGGCAGACCTGGAGCGTGGTGACTGATGGCTGACAAGGATCGCAACGAACGGCGGCTGATGACCCGTGACGAACTAGCCGAACTGGACTATGACCGCCTCCAGCGTGAGCTAGGCAATCTCTGTGATTGGGTGTTAGAGATAGGGGACGAGCAGCGAACGCTTGTTCGCTATGTGGAGCGGTATCACTCACTCAAGGCGGAGCTCGCCATCATTGCCCAGTACCGCTCAATGCTCCAAAGTGTGCTGAGGGCTATCAGGGACGCAATATGACGCAGGGTGTTTACGAGATCGTCAACCTATTTGATGGCAAGGCCACGGCTTATGTGGGCAGTGCGGTCAATGTCAAGCGTCGCTGGTCAAGGCATCGGCGGGAGCTAGTGGGACGGAAGCACCACAATGAGCACCTGGAGCGGGCGTGGCACAAGTACGGGGCTGAGGCATTTGAGTTCTGCGTGATTGAGGAAGTCGCCGATGTGGCTCAATTGCTTGAGCGTGAGCAATACTGGCTTGATCGTTACTTTGAGATGCCTGCCTCGGTGTACAACATAGCGAGAGATGCTCAGGCTCCGATGCAAGGGCTAGCGCTCTCTGATGAGCACAAGCGCAAGATAGGCGAGGCGAGCCAGGGGCGGGCGATGCCTGAGGCGGCCAAGAGTGCAATCAGCCGCTCCATGATGGGCAACCAGAACGGGCTGGGCCACCCATGCTCTGAAAAGAAAAAGCAAAAGATAAGCGAAGCCCTAACGGGGCGGGAGTTCTCCGATGAGTGGAAGCGCAAGATAGGCGCGTCCGTCGCTAGGCCATACCCGTCCTTTATCCATCGGGAAACTGGGGAGATAATCCCACTGGGCCGTAACTTGAGCAAGCTGTGTCAGGGGCGCGGCTGGAACAGGGGGGCTATGTGTCAGGTGGCCCTGGGGCACAAGAGTAGCTACAAGGGTTGGCAATTGTATGCAATTTAGGCAGTCGCAGTTGGCCGGCCAGTGGCACGCCTGCTACGCCGAGCTTGACGCTCTTGCAAGGGGTGACTGCGACGATTGGAACGGGGTGGCAGGCCCGATCATCAGCAAGATCAGGCGGATTGAGGGGGAGATAGTCCAGTTACAATGGACAGCCAAGCTTCAACGCGCGCAGAAGTGGTCGAGCGGGACGGCGGACTCTGCATTTTCTGTGGACGGCAGGGTGAAAGCGTCCACGAACTGATCCCCCGCTCGTCCTTTGGCAAGAACAGGAAACATCTTGCCTTCGAGGTAAAGAACCGATGCGTGGTCTGCACTACGTGTCACGCGTATGCTCATAACTGGGTGTGGCGGGAACGGGGGCTAAGGATTTTACAGAAGCGGCACGGTTACACCTACGAAGAGCCACGTTACAGGACGGTACTAGACAGGACATAAGGAGAAGCATGACCGTTAAGATTGACAAGATCGTCATTCAGATCGGGGATCGCCTGGTGCTCCTGACGCTAGACCAGGCGCAGGAGTTGCAGCAGGTGCTTAATGACACGTTTGGCGAGAAGCGCCGGCCCATCTACCTCACGTACCCTCGGCGCCCTGCCCCCTCATGGTATGTTCCGCCCTATCAGCATTGGGACATTTGGTGTGGTGTGAGCGGCAGCGACGGCACGCTGACGTGCTCGCTGAATTAAAACGATAACCCAAAAGGCGGGGAGGGCCTGATCAGCCCTTGGGGGGATGCCTAACCATCCCCCACCCGCCAATGCCAACCTGTTAGGAGGTCAAATGGTACAGATTAGGAGAAAGTCCCGCCGGGTACACTGTGATGAGTGCGGGAGGAACAAGCTACACCATGCTAAGGGGCTATGTAGGCTGTGTTACGATCGCCAACGGCGCGAAGACAATCCAGGCTACAGCACAGAGCATAATCGCCAATGGGACAAGGCCAATCCAGGGCGCAGGGAAGAGCGCAATCGCCAGCGGTACGTGGCTCATCGGGCAGAAGTGCGCGACCGCGCCCGCCAATGGCGTAAGGCTAATCCCGACAAGGTGCGAGAGCAGTCGCGCCGCCGCCGCGCCCTCAAGCTCGGCGCCACCATTGGCCCAGTAGACGAGGCAGCAATCTATGAACGTGACGAGGTGTGTATCTACTGCACTTCAGATCAGGACTTGACACTAGACCACCTTACTCCCCTTGCAAGGGGTGGGCCGCACTGCCAAGACAACCTGGCCGTGGCCTGCCGCAGTTGTAACAGTAGCAAGGGGGCGAGGACATACGGGGAATTTGTTGATGTGTGACGACACGTTACTCCTCCTGATTGATGGTGAGTATCACCAGATAGATGCCTGCATTTATGATCTAGTCGAGGCATTGCAGGTGGTGGGTACTTGTGGATCATGTAGCGGGCACGGGGTGGAGCCAGGTTTTATCACGCTCAAGGATGGGCGCAGGTTGGTCATCCTGCCAGAAGGATTTGTTTACAGCGATTGGCCTGGCGTGTCGTGGTTGGATTTGTGGAGGCAGCTTAAGGCGCGAGTATACAGGGTGCTTTGGTACTGGGGATTCATCGAGTCTTATCAGAACACGTTCACAATTGATTGGCCCCGAAAACTTATAGACGTTAGAAGGTTTTAGCACATTGAGAAAAAAGAAAAAGTTTTTCATAGTAGTGCTCTTGGTTGTGGTTGTAGCTGCTGTCGTCAGCTTCGTCGTGGCGGCGATTTCGGCGTCGGTCACTGTTGGTATCACTGGCGGGGGTGATGCCTCCTTTGTGGAGGTCACGGCGTTCGGTGATTATCTTGGGCTGAACAACTATCCCAGCTTGCCATCCTGGAAACCATATCGGGGCGCTGTGGGTGGGCCTGGGGAGGCCGGAGACCTTTACTACTTGGAGCCCATTTCGGGTACTGGCGATGCAATGGCGTTTGTCTACCTGACAAACGCGGGCAACTTGGCGGGGTGCTACTCCTTTCTCCACATGGGCTTGAATCTCTACAAAAACATCACCGGCACTACCTGGGTGGAGGCTGACGGGTCAGGCCCTGATGAATGGTTGACTCTGACTAGCGGGCGTGTTATCCTTCCCCTTGCCACAGGCGTAGTGACGTATGCCATTGCAATCGAGGAAGCCAGTTGGTATCGTCCTGGCGCCTGCACGGGTGATGGTAAGCTGTCGCCTGATTTCCACGTCCATGTAATCCCGAGGTAGATGTTCGGAGATAGCACAGAGCCCCGCCGCATGCTTCTGCGACGGGGCCTGCATGACATTCACCCCCCTTCTACTAGCCTATAACCTGTGACTTGTTTGGGTGTATGGCATCACCTCCTTAACAATTTGTCGGGCGCTAGATGTAGCCAGCAGTGCGGGCCAGTGAGGGGCTGATGCTTGTTTCAAGTAGGGCGAGTATCGCCTCAAGCGTCTCGGCCTGTGCGATCAGCGCCGCAGCGTGTGCTGCGAGCAGCGGCGACGGATCGTGGCGGCCTCGGACTCGGAAACTCAGGGCCAACTCGTCCTTTGCTACTTGTAGGTAGTCGGGCTTGTCCTTTGTCACGTTAATCACCTCCTCTCAATGCGGCGCGTAGCTTGTCCTCGGCCTCTATCTTGGCCTTAACAGCGAGAACATATTGCCTGTTCCATTCCTTATCATCCTTGACTTCTGGACACGGGGGCCGTGCTGGCTTGATGCCATCGGCTGCAAAGAACGCCTCCGCCGCCACCCGCAGCCTCTCCTCCCGCTCGATCGTGCGCTCCAGCACGCGCACCGCCTCCCGCCACTCAGGGTGGTCGGAGTAGAACTTCTGTAGCTCCTTCTCGATGATCTCCAGCGCCTCGGTGGGCGGCGGCGGCTCGCGGCGGTCGAGCAGGGCGTCAATGCGGTCTCGCTCGCAAAATACGTCGTATGGGTCTGTCATTTTTATTCTTTCTCCTTTTTATTTTATAGCTTACTAAGCGGGAGAGCCTAGCTAGCTCTTGGGGGGGTGCCCTAATCACCCCCCACCGCAATAACCTATTAGGGAGGTTTGATGCCTAACAAGTTTCGTTGGATTCACTGCGCTGAGTGTAGCCAGAACAGGCTGCACAAAGCTGGCGGGTTGTGTAATTCGTGCTATGATCGGCAACGGCGGGAGGACAACCCAGAGGGAAGGCGGCGTAATCATCGTCGCTATCGTGAGTCCTCTCGGATGGAACAAGAGCACATTTACTTGGTGTATGCGCCAGACCTAGGCCGCTACAAGATAGGGCGCTCACATAACCCCGTTCAAAGGGTGAGGAGCTTGGGCGGTAGCCCCTGTGCCGTTGAGTTGGTGTGGTCTGGCCCATGTGGTCACGCCTCACTTGTGGAGCGGGCACTGCATGCCCGCTTCAGGGACCAGCGGGCACATGGTGAGTGGTTCAAGGGGCTGACGCCAGAGCAGATAGAGTTCATCAAGCAGCAAGCATGCTAAGCCTCTTGATGAGGCGGCTGAGTTGATAGTGCTATGTGGTTGACTTCACCGCAGCAAGGGCGGCGCGTAGCTGCTTGCAAATAGCGACAGTTGGATTGCGGGGCATGTGCTTGTGTCCCTGGCCCCAGATGTCATCGCTGCCCCTGCATGGACACTCTAAGTAATGCCCATCGGGGCGCATTACAGCCTCGCAAGCCATCACCAGCGCAGGCGCAGCGGCGATGAGCCGGGCGTTGGCTTCGCCTTGAGCGTCTGGCACGGTGGCATTGACGGATAGACTAGTATCCCAACGGCGGGTGAACACGGTGCCGACGACATATGTGCCGCCATGTGCCAGAATCTTGGTCGTTAGGTGGCCGTAAGGTGCACCGATGCGCCACGGGCCGGGCGCGTGCTTGTTCTCAGTCATCGTCTTACCTCCCTTATCTGTGCTCGCCTCTCGGCGGCGTCGTGCTACGCACAGTGTACTTCGATGATCTCTGCGCCACAGTCATCACAACGGGCGCGGAAGTAGGGGCGGGCTGGGCGCGGTGGGCGAATGGGAGCCGCTGGCGGGCTTCCAGGATAAGATCAGGGCTCTGCGTGATGCGGCGATGGATTCGACAAGCTCCTTCATGGTTGGCGCTGGCCCTGGCGGGATAGAAAAGGCGGTGTGTACCCTGCACTCCTCATCGGTAGAGTGGAGAAACCTGCTCGATACCAGCTTGCCGTCTCCATCCTGGGCCTTGCCAGTGGCCTCCTGCACAGTGCGGGCGTGGACGTACCAGGTATAGCGGTGTACTTCTGTCTCATCTAGCTGTACCTCAAACTCGTGAGCTTCCATCATCTGTACCTCCTTCTTGTGCTTGCTTTGCGGCGGCGGGCTGCCTGCTGATTTGTTTCTTTACTCTGCAATAATTCCGGTGGCTGGCGGCTAGTCGGGGCTGGCGTTGTCGGGCGCGCTGGCGTCGGGGGCGGACGGGGGCAAGGTAGTCCCGCTTGAGCTTATGCAGGCAGTCGTCGCAGGTAAGTTTGGGCGGGATGAATGTAACGCCTGCGCCTTCCCACTTGTTGTATCCTGGCGTGACCGTGGCGGGCTCGTTCCAAGCTATGTTCTTACCACACACATTGCAAATCCTGTCCATAACTCTCCTTATCCTACTGTGATACACTTAGTATACCACAAACGAGCGTGTTTGTCAAGCGTTTTACCTTACAAAACACCACCAGTTTCATAGCTAAATCAGCGGGGAAGGTCGGCCGACCTTCGGGGGGATGCCTCGACATCTCCCACCCGCTCTATCTTCGAGGAGGTAGAAGAATGGGCAGTCCAATCCCGAAGTACTTACGATCTGAAGATGTGGCTGGGCACATGCGGCCATACGTGGACTTTGATAGCCAAAAGCTTGAGGGTAAGCGGGGCCGCAAGCGCGTGCGTGTTAGCGTTCAATGTCCTGACTGCAAGCAATGGCGGCGGATAGTGGCCGCCCGTTTGCGGCCTGGCTTGCAGGGCACGTACAAAAGCACCCGTTGTCAGTCGTGTGCTGCTCGCAAGGTGGCGCGTGAGTACCACCCAGCCTCGCCGGATTGGTATATCCGTGACGGCTACCGGCGCATTTCTATATCTCAGCTCAGCGGTGCGGAGCGGGCGCTGGCCGAGGAGATGACAAACAAGGTGCGTACGGTTGAGGAGCATCGGCTGGTAGCGGCGCAGTGCTTGGGACGGCCCCTTGAAAGCAAGGAGCACGTCCACCATATTGACGGGGCGAGGGACAATAACGACCCTGCCAATCTTATGATTATGTCTAGCGCATTTCACTTTCAGCTAACCCGTCTGGAGTATTGGGCGGAGCGCGAGGCGCTGACGGTGTTCACGGCTGGCGGCGTGCCGTACCAGGTGCGGGCGCGGGTGGTGTTCGAAGCCGTGTAGCTTGCACAATCTGAATGAGAAAGAATTATGACTAATAAGGGGCGCTACCTCACACACGCCCAGCTAAAATACATAGCGTTTCGCCCCTGGGCAGACACGGACGCGGAAGCGGCGGGCGAGGCGGGCGTTGTGCCGCAAACGGTGTGCGAGTGGAAGAAAGACCCGTACTTCGTGGAGCAGCTTGAAAGCATCTGGCGGGGTGACATTAAGCGCTCGCAGGAAATGATGTCCCGCCTACGCGACAAGGCGGTGCTTACGCTGGAGAAGCTGCTTACAACGCGCGATAAGCGGACGCAGCGGGCCACGGCGGAAGGAATCCTCGACAGAAGCGGTATGGCGAGGGGCGTTGAGGTATCCCACGGCGTGTCGGACGCGCTGGCGGCGCTGTTGGCGGCTGCGAAGGGGGAGAGTGATGGAGGATAGCCTAGAAAGCCTAATCTTCTGGATGGAGGAGCTGCTGGCGTTAGCGCGTGAACTCCAGCGCGACCTGAAGCGGTTCTATGAGCCGTACAAGGGTTGGCCTCCCCACATTGAGGCACTGGAAGGGCAGACGGATTATGATACTGTCTTGGAGCAAGCACGCGCGGCGTTGCTGGCGGCTGCTAAGAATGAGCCGGCTGCTCCGTAACGCGCTTGCGGGCGGGAAACGGGTTGGTGTGTGGGTTCTGGTGTAGCGTCGCTCCTGGGGCACTGGGAGCGGTCGGGAAGGAGGAGGAGTGATGGACACGGCAGTCAAATGCACGCAATGCTTTGCTCATGTGGACGGATTCTATACTGACAGCGAGGGGAAGCGTCTTTGTAAGTCTTGCAAGATGGAACTAGCAGGCACGGTGGAGCTCGCAGCTCTCCGTGCGGTGGCAGACGCGGCGCGGGCGGTGCGGGCGTCGGCCAGGAGTAAGGAGCAGGTGGGGCGTCCAGATGTCTATTGGTTGCCTGCCCTGCTCTTCTTCCCGCTGTGTGACGCCCTCGACGCGCTGGACGGGGAGACGCTCGGCCTCGGCGCGGACGGGAGCGACGGCGTGTGGGTGAGGGACCCATGCCCGAAGTCCTAACAGCAATCGGCATAGTGACGGTTGCCTTCGCCGTGGCGTACGTGGTGGCGTACGTGGTGCGGTGGGTGGCGTGGCATCGGCGGTGGTGGGAGCGTGATCATGATGGATGCTGAGTACATGGCGGCAGCGTTGTTGTTGGTCGTGCTGGCCCTCGGCGTGGGCGCGGTGCTCGGTGCTGTGTCGTGGTGGTGGGACGTGAGGCGGTGACGCGGACGGACGGGTGCGTGGGCGTGCGTGCGTGTGGTGTGTGTGTGTGAGGGGGGGGAGAAGGTGACGGGGTATGCTGTTTAGTTTGAGTTGGTGGTGAGCGACCCGCTATCTCTTTTATTTTGGCCCATTTACCAAGAGTGACATAAGGAGGCAAGTGATGATAGACACCCAGGTAGCAGTGACCGCAATCCTGGACAGGATGCGGCTCAAGAATATTAACCAGAACGGGCTTTCCACCGCCCGCATCCGTTGCGCGTTTTGCGCCCGCTGGCGTTCGCACGACGTGGACCAGTGCGTGGGGTGTGGGGCTACAGAAGTTGAAGGAGCGAGTGATGGGGGATAACGTCACGGTGGTATTAGAGGGTGAGCCTGACGTGTGTGCAGGGTTTCTGCGCAGAGTCCGCCAGTACGAATCCGTCGCCGCTGCTACGCGTGCGTTTGCCCGTGCTTACGAGAGCGTTGATTGTGGGCAGGAGGAGCTTTGCCTTGGTTTCCTAAACGCTGCCCTGGACGAATTAGACAAGGAGGAGTGATGAGCAAGAGGATAATTGTGGCATGGACGTGGTTGTGGCAGAACAGGCCGCCGTCGGCAGACGAGCGCGCCGCCCTTCATGCCCTTGCGGCAGAGGCCGAGATTAGCGACCTCGACGAGCTAGACAGCGTACTGGTTACAGAAAAGTTATTGAGTGACCTAGAGGACGATAGGGCGGAGCTAACCTGCGTGCAAGCCGAGCTTTGCGCCCTCCGTCGCGTTGCTGCGGCTGCGCGTGCGGTGCTTGAGCCACACCTTGTTGCACCTGGGCAAAGTGTAGCTACCGAAAGGCTGCGGGTGTTGGGCGACGCCCTTCGCGCCCTCGACGCCTCGCCTGACGAGGAGCCTGAGCCAGAGTCTGACATTGAGGGGGCGCTATACGAACTCATAACCACAGTTGCGCTGGGAACTCACTGGGGGGTGATAAACGAACAGCGCGCCGCAATCGTGGCGGCGTGGGGGCGGCGGTGACTTACGCGAGTCATTCTTTGTGACCATTGCTGTCACGAAATCGAAGGAGGAGCCATGAGAGAAGCCATAGAGATCAGCAAGTGTAAAAACCACGGCTACAACGTGGACATCTACCGCGAGCGTGAAGATGGCTACGACTGTGAGGAGTACGCCTTCGAGCACCCGCTGGGCGTGCTGGCGGAGGTGCTGCAATGGCTGGGGTACGGGGAAGACGCACAGGACATCCTGGAGCAACTGGACGGGTCGGCGACCCACGTTCTGACCGAGACGGGCAAGAAGGCGGCGGCTGAAATCGCGCGGCTGAAGCGCGGGCGCGTCAAGCTTGGCTCGCCTGGTTCTATCAATTGGACTTTGCCGACGACGACGCCCCACTGAGATTGGATGGTAGGTGATGAGTGAGCGACTGGCCTAGCTTTGCATCCAAAAAGGTTTTCTTTGACGCAATCGGTTACAGCCCCACTGCTGCCCAGCAGCCCGTCCATGAGTGCGAAGCGCGCCACCTGCTCATCGGCGGAGGCGAGAGGGGCGGCAAGTCCCTCTGCACGGCCCTTGAGGCTTTTGGATGCTTCCCACGTTGGTCACTTTGCTACATCGCCGGGGAGACTTACGACCAGTGCCTTCCTGAATTTGACTATCTAAGCCACTACTTCCATCTACTGGGCGAGGTCACTGGCAGCAAGATAGTCACCCAGGTCAAGCGCCCGGCCAGCGGCCAGCAGCGCAGCAGCTTGAACCTGAACATAGGTGGTGATTTGAAGCAGATCATCACCGTTAGCACGCAGAGGAAGGGCGGGCAGGCGCTCAGCCGCAGGGGGGAGGCCCCAGGCATAGTGCTGTGCGTCGAGTTTGAGACCTTGCCCTACGACGTGTACCTGGCGGCGCGAGGGCGTGTTGCGGAAAAGCGTGGGCGTGTAATACTGAGCGGCACCTTCCCAAACGACGCCGGCTGGCAGTCGCAGATGTGGCGGCGTTGGAAAGGCGAGAACGACGAGGGGGGGCGGAGCTTCAGCATCCCCATCTGGAGCAACCTGGTCAGGTTCCCAGGGGGGGAGGACGACCCGGAGATCAAGTCCCTGCGCTCAGTGTACACCGAGGCGGAGTGGCTGCGTCGGTTTGGCGCAACGCCGCAGAAGCCGGCGACGTTGGTGTTTGCGACATTTGAGCATCACTTGCACGTGCAGTCGTGGGTAGAGTTTGACCCGAAAGTGCCCGTTGAGTTGTGGATGGATCCCGGGTATGGCGAATCAGCCTATGCGGTACTGGCGATACAGGTGGCTGGCCCATTTGTCTTTGTTGTAGATGAAATCTACGAGCATGGGCTGATTGGGGAAGAGATAGTTGAGATTGCCAAGAAACGCCCCTGGTGGGATCGCGTCGGCAAAGCCTCGCGTTTTCAGACAGGTGGGGTGGTCGACATCGCAGGAAGGCAGCATCACGCCGCCAAAAGCCAGATAGAAGTTTGGAGGAGTGAGGGGGACATAGCCCTCCGAAGCCAGCAGGTAGCCCCGAAGGTAGGGAGGGAGCGGATCAAGTCATTCCTTATGCCTTACCCCGAGACTGGCACGCCCCGCTTGCTGCTATCTCCGAAGGCCAAGATGACGGCCTACGAATTCACCAACCACAAGTGGAAGAAGCGGCCAGAGGAGCGGCTGGGTGGCGAGGAGCCTGTAAACCGCGACTGCGATGCCCTGAAAGCCCTGGGCTACGGATTGATAGATAAATTCGGAATCATCAAGTTGCCTAGTGTTCCCAGGGTACAGAAAACGCCCAGGGAAGAACTGTGGAGACGCGCTTTCAAAATGGACGGATAAAGGAGGTAGATGATGGGAGTAATAACGGCAGCAGATGAGCACAGAGACGCTGCTATAGAGAATGTCGATGACGCAATTAAGCATATATCAACTATCGTGGTGGACTGCATCTGGGGGTGGGATCACTACTCGAAAGAATACTTTAGCATACTGCGGGCCGCCCTCAGAGACTTACTAGATATCCGTGAGCATTTGCGGCAAGGATAAGCGGGGAGAGGCTGTACACCTCTTGGGGGGATGCCCTAATCATCCCCCACCCGCACCTATTAGGGAGGTCACATGCCAAAACCAACGCGGTACATTCATTGCCCTGAGTGTGGGCGGAATAAGCGACATTGCTCTAAGGGGCTTTGCAAGAAGTGCTATCACGCTCAGCGATACCTTGAAGACCGCGAAGCAATCTTGGAGCGGAATAAACGCTGGAACAAGGCCAACCCCGGCAAGATGGCGGCAGCCTACAAGCGATGGTATGGTCAGCACGGGCTGGAGTATCATCGGGAGTGGAAGGACGAAAACCGCGCAGCGGTCAACGAGAGCGCGCGGAGGTGGCGGGCGAACCATCCAGAGTATGGCCCCGCCTACGCTAAGGCCAATCAAGACAAGCGCCGTGCTAGCTGGCGGCGCTACCACGCCCGCAAGTTAGGGGCCACTGTTGGTTCAGTAGACGAGGCCGCGATCTATGAACGTGATGGGCATGGGTGTATCTACTGCGGGGCCACTGAAGACCTAACCCTAGATCACGTTGTAGCCCTATTCAATGGCGGCCCACACTCAGAAGACAATCTCGTGGTAGCTTGCCGTAGCTGTAATTCTGGTAAGAGAGATAGGCCCCTAGAAGTCTGGCTGCAAACGCAACCACAAGCACTAGCATGGGTGATGTAAATGAGCTCAGGTAGCATAATAAGGGACGTGGAGTCGAAAGTAGACTTTGCAGTCAACCTCTACGCTTCTAGGGATGGAGACCAGGATGCTGTAGAGGAGGTCTGGAAAGCGGAATTCACGACAGACCCAGATATACGCGACGCAGGCTTGCAAGTTGTGAACGTGCCGACGGGACAAGCAGTTTTAAAGATGTTTAAGGCGTACCTGGGTGTTGGCCTCGACATTGTTACCAGCGTCCTCCCCTTCGACACAACGACCAAGGAACAGACACTTTGCACAAAGCTGGAGCGCTACCTGGCGTCCGTGCGCTGGGCCAGCGAGTACGAGAGCCACCGCCGAGCCTATTCAAACTTTGTGTTCTGGTATCTGTTTCGCGGCTGGGGCGTCTTCAAGACCCTCTTTTATCCTGAGTACGTTGACTCCTATCACTACCCCATCCGCATCCTCGACCGCGATCCGCACTACGTCTACCCCGTCTTTGGTGACACGGGTGCTCTGTACGTAGTAGAGAAGTACGACCGCTACGTCGGCGACCTGAAGCGCGAACTTGGTGCTCTCTGGGATAGGAAGAAGGACAAGGAAGCCGTAATCTGGAAACCCCCCGACTTCGGCGAGTACGTGGACACAGAAGAAGTAGAAGTCGTAGAATACTGGGACGATGAGCTTAAAGGCTTGAAGGTGGCCGGCAACTGGGTGTGGCTTCATCCCCACCAATACAAGAGCGAAGATGGCATGGGCTTTATTCCTTACTCATTCGCCTTCTGTGAGAAGTCGCCATTGAGTGACGGGAAATGGATGGGCCGCAGCGTCCTCGCCCCCATCGCAGATGTCATCAAACAGCAGGCCGTCCTCATCGGCAAGGTGACGACCGCAACGGAATTGTTCTACTACCCACAGATTCTCGTGGAGACCGTAAGCGGTAAGTCATTTATCATGTCGAGCGCGCCAGACCAGGTACAGCCAATTCCGCCTGGCAGCAAAGTCACCGTCTTGCTCCCCACGCCCAACCAGGGCCTCGTCACCATGCTCATGGGGTGGTACGAGGCAAGCATTGACCTCTTTGGCCTCCCCCGCGTCATGTGGGGGCAGCAGCCAGGGGAGGTGCAGGCGGGCTACGGCATTGCCATGCTACAGGCTGGAGCCAAGACCAAGATCACAGAGAAGGCCAACGAGATCGAGACTGCCATTGCCCGCACGCATGAGCACATCCTGCGCCTGACAGAGACATTCGCACCGCTGGCAAAGGAAGGCTTCAAGATTCACCCCACCGACAAGCCAGGCCCGCCGCTGGTCATCAAGTCCGAGGACGTGGCGGGGCACTACCGCAACCGCGTCTCAATCGTGCCGACCTTGCCACAGGACGAAGCGTTGCAGTGGCGCACGGCGCAGATGGCGCGCGAGCCACACGCGACGACGCAATTGCCGCTGGCAAGTGACGGATACATAAGGGAAGAAATCTTGAAGCTCAGGCATCCTGATGTTGAGGCCGAGCGGGTGTTGCAGGAATTTATGGCGACCAATCCGCAAATACAAGAAGAGCTGGCAAAGATATTTATTGAGCAATGGATGGCCGACAACAAGGCTGACGTTGCCAAGGCGAAGAAAGACCTTGAGAAGCGGATGCTGAAAGAGCAAGAGGATCAGGAAGCGGTCATGCTGAAGCTGGCGGAGGAGGAACTGAAGAACCAACAGCAGCAGCAACAGCAGATGGTGGATCAAGCGTACCAGGAGGCCCTGGCTGCTGGACAGGTTCCGCAAGAGCTTATGCCCGCTGGTGGACAGCCTGGCATGGCTCCCCCTGGCGGCCCGCCCTTAACTGGGGAGGGCTCGATGGGGGGCCTGTCGCCTGCTGAGTTGCCTCCGTCGTTCCTCGGCGCCGGCCCTACCCCTGTGCGACCCGAGGAAATGGATGGGCGTGTCGCTGGAAAAATGTTAGAGATACCCGCCCAGGGGCCGCCACTGCCCCCTGAATTGGCTGGGATGTTTTAGATATAAGCATGGAGGTAATGTAGAATGGCCCTCATTGCAGGCGCGAACGGCGGCGGCGGTGCTCGCGGCCCATCTTGGACACAACCAGTAGACTGGCGCAACCCCTATAGGATACCACCGGGGGCTAGACGCCGGCCTACCTCCGCCCGTGACCGTCTCCTGGCGGGCGAAGTGCCGAAGCTGACGCCGCAGCAAGTGAACCCCTACGCCACGCCCTGGTCTCCGCGGTCATTCATAGGCAGACAGCCTACTACAAGAAGTCCAGCACAATACTGGCCGTCTATGGACGCTGAGATAGCTGCCCAGGTGGACGTAGCAATGGGCAGGACTGCCCCTCAACCAACATGGCAGCCTACTGCGCCTGGGCCAGGCCCGCCAGGAGCGCCCTCGCCCATTGCTCCGCCCGCTGCGCCGCCCATACCCCCAGGGTTTAGCGACTGGGCCAACCTGTGGAGTCCGATCAGGGAGGAGGGGGGGGGGCCCTGGGACTTTCTAAAGCTCAGGCCGTCTGACTGGCGCGCCATGCCCGAAGGGATCAGGGGAGAGCTCGAGGAGTGGCTGCGCGCTCTTGGCTGGCGACCTGGTGGCCGGTGGGGGCAATTCGGTGCCCTCGACTGGACACGAGACCAGCCTACGGGCGAGCGGGGCGCCGCGTGGGGCGCGGAGGCGTTTAGCGGGCTGAGTGAGAGTGTGAAGCCTTGGCTATGGTTTTTGTATAATCGCAAGTGGGGCGACCCAACGGCAGCTCGACCAGAGACTCAGGGATGGAGTTGGGCCTAATCTAAGGAACAGTAATTGGCAGTTGACATCGGTGGCGGCGCAACCCGCCCCTGGTACGATCAAGCAATTGAAGAGGAGACCAGGCGCCGCCTTGCGCAAGCCGCACAGGGTGGCATCATGTGGGGGCCAGGCGTCCAGCCACTACCCACGCGGGAGCCGTGGGCGCCGCAGCCCGTGGACTGGGCTAGTCCCTGGCAGATACCCGAAGAAGTGCGTGTGCAGCCTGAGCCAGCGCCCTGGTTGCCCACGATTATGCAGCAATGGCCTGAGCCACCCCCGCCAGACAGGCTTGAGCAGTTCAGGCGTATGGGCATGGTCAAGGAGCAGCCGCCTCAGCGCCCCTGGTTGCCCACGATTATGCAGCAATGGCCTGGGCGAGAACCGCAGCCTGGCGCAGTGATTGGGCGCGACGTAACGCCTCGGTTGCCAGAGCCTACCCCCTTACCAGAGGGTGTGCGACCGCCTCCCGGCGCGGTGATAGCGCGTGGCGCGCAGTTGCCTCAGTTGCCTGAACCCACCCCCCTACCAACGGGTGTACGTCCTCCGCCTGGCGCGGTGGTGGCGCGGGGCATGGAGCCTAGAGAGGCCATTGGGAAGGCGGTGGGTGCGGCGGCCTATATCTGGGGGCTAACGCCGGATCCAATACAGAAGCCAGTAGAGAAGGCTGTCGGCGGCATACTGGAAGCCTTTAATAAGGCCGCGATTGCTTTCAAGAAGAGTGCGGGCTTCGTGACGCTAAGCACCGCTGCACGCCCCCAGGCTGGCGGGGCGGTGTACGTGCCAACCGGTGCCCCAGGCGATACCAGGGAAGTCTACGAGCGGCGGGAGCGCAAGGCCGCGCTGCTACGAGAAATCAACATGACGCCCAAGCAAAAGATTGATTTCTCTGATTCCTTCTACACCTGGATGGCAACCCCCGAGCTGGAAGAGCAAGCCCTTGAGGAAGTCAGGGCCGGGGCTGATGCGCTAGAAGTGGCTCAGAAGTACCGGAACGACAAGGCAGAGCTTATAGGTGAGTTGGCGTTTGACCCGCTCGTCTTTGCCCCCATACTCACCAAGCCCCTGACCAAACTGATAGGTGGCGCAGTCCAGGGCATAAAGAAGTTTAAGCCCATTGCCCCACTGTTCGAGCTATCCAAGCGCAGCATCGTCCAAGTAGCCAGGTTTGACGCGGAAGACATAGCCAAGGTGCTCTATAAGTCTGGGGACGACGCCAAGGCGATGGCGAAGACCCTCGACAGCTTCCTGGATGATTCAGCTAAGTTCGCCGACCAACTACGCCCCAGGGGGGCGGCGCAGGCGGAGTCCGTCGCAGATTTGATCAAGGGCAGCGGCCTCAAGGGTAGCAACGTAATCCAGAAGGGCATGACCCGCAGCGAGGCTGTAGAGGCAACTGCCCAGGCAATATCCAAGGCTGCGGCTAAGGCGGTAGGATACAATCCAAGTGCTCAGCGCACTTTTATAAGCGGTGCGCAGCAGGTTCTCGTCGAGCACTGGCTGGGGACGCGCCCCGCGTGGTTGGTCTACAACTACGCTGACAACTCCCTGAAGCTGGCAATCGAGGGCGTTGGCCCGTGGTTTAGGCTAGGCCCCAACCTAGAGAAGCACATAGCAACCTATGGCGACGTGCCCGCCCAGGTCGCGGCGGGGTTCTCCAAGTCCATCACTGGCCTGAGTGACATATCCATGCACGAGCGCGTCATGGGGCTGCCTGGCAAGCCAGTGACCGCGATAATGAGTAAGGGTGGAAGGATGGAGGGTGTAGCCCGCACCCGCCTCTACATACATGAGTTCGCTGGCCTGGCACGCGGCGGCAGGGACGACGCGCTGCGCCTGATAGACGATTTGTTGGGGCCAGTGGATGATGCAACCAGGGCGCTCATTGCACGCGACATACGCAGCATCTCCCATCCCAACGCAGAGAATGTGTACGAAGCCGTCATGCGCTATGCCAAGAAAAAGGTGCCCGTCACCAGCGCCCGCAGCTTCGCCGACGACGCTGGCCGCATCCACGATGAGGCACGGAAGGTTGTTAGGGAGGGGCTAGAGAAGGCCACGACTCCCGAAGAGGTTGCGGCGGTATTTGACAACGTAAGTACCAGCACGGTAGACGAGGCCACCCAGTACGTGAGAGAGGTGGGGCAGTCTGGAGATTGGACGCCCTTCAACTCCTTTGATGACGTAGGTGGCCCCAGTGCAGTCTTTGAAGAAGGCGGCGAGGAGCTTATCGGCTTCCGCCCCGATCTGAGCCACGAACTCACTGGGCAACTCGCCAAAGAAGTCGGCATCAACCCGAAGCACGCCCGCAATGCCTTGAAGAAGATCAACAGGGACTTGGGCATTGATGAGGGGCTGCTTTGGTCTGCTGCAAAAACGGAGACGGGCGGCGAGAGTGCGCGGCTGTATTGGAACTACTTGTGGGGTGAGGGCTTCAACAAGGACATCGAACTGCCGTCCTGGATTGTGCCCGTCGAACTGATTGAACCCGCCGAAGACATTGCCTGGGTAACACAGAAGCTCGCGGCTGCCCAGGAAGCGGGCGATACCGAGCGCGTAGCCTCACTTGAGCGGCAATTGTATATGGCGACGCAAAGGGCAGAGGGCGTTAGGCCCCCCGCTGCGGCTGTGCCCGAAGCAGCGCCGACGGTGGCGCAGTTCGCACCTGCTGATGACGCGGAGCGTATTGCCCAGCCCATTCTAGACGAGTTCGCCAACTGGCGCACGTCGGCCACCGACGACCTGGCCCGCGCTGGCGAGACGATTGAGCAATCGCCCGAAGCCCTCCGCGCCATCCGCAACTATGCCGATGAAGCCAAGAAGATGATGCGGAGCACGCTGGACGACGCACCGATCAAGGCGTCGCTCAAGGTCAACAAGGCCCTGGGTAACTACACCGAAAGAAACGTGCTGAGCGGGTGGATGCACGACCTCGTTACCTTCTGGGACTGGCCCGCCTACAACATCCCCTACTGGGCGCGGACGTTTGCCCTGAAGCCCATGATCCCCGCCACCGCTGCTAAGGCGCGGGCGTTCCAGGCTGCGGCCAACGAGGGCTTGCCAGCGCGCCTGCAGTACAGCACGCGCCTTCCCATTCCCTCAGAGCTTCTGGAGAAGGTGGGCTTTGCGCCAGACTCGGCACTCTATGCTGACTTCTATCGCTACATGTCCTTCATGCAGCAGATACCAGGCGGCACGCCCTACCAGGCCAGCAATCTTAAAGAGGCTATGGACGATCCGACCTCTCCGGAGTCTATCTGGACTATCGGCTCCCAGATGGGTTATCGTACCTGGCCCTGGAACGAGACCGTGCTGGGCGCTGCGGGGGTACTGGGAGACGACTGGTATCCGTTTGACCTGTCCTCCTACGAGTCTATTGCGCGGGCCGTATTTGACACAGACATGACCCCCTCCTCGTGGTGGCGAGAGAAGATGGGGCTAGAGCCAAACAAGTTCCTGGAGTGGCAAACGCAGAAGGAAGTCAGAGCGCAGATCGTGCGCGGCGAGGAGGCCAACTGGGACACGGCGAGGGAAAAGGCCCGCAACAAAGGGGGCTTCCTCGCACTCATGGCAATCCTGGGGCTACCCGTGAAGGAGTTCACGGCCGAAGAAGACGAGCGCATGGGCATGTCGGCTGAGTTGCGGGAAGCGGTGAAGGCCGACGTGGAGCGCACGGGTGGCGACCCGACCACAATGGGCTCCCAGGAGATGTGGACTTGGGCCAAGCGGCACGGGGCTACCATGAAGGACGAGAAGTCTGCCATCAATGACTTCTACGAGGCCAACCCCGACTACCCCGACCTGCCCTGGGAGACTGAAGAAGAGTGGCAAGTTGAGCAGGATCGGTCGGCCTACTTCGACGAGGGCGAGGCCGCCCGCGCCGAGCGTGACGGGCGCATAGCTGATCTTGCCATCCCCCATGATAGGGATGCCCTGAACCAAATCTGGGGCGACTACTTTGATGACATAACGGCTATCAATGCGAAGTACCCCAATGCCAGCATAACGCCTTCGACTGACCGACCGATAGAGTACCTGAAGGATCAGACCCAGCAAGCATTACTGCGCCAGCTTGACGAGACGAAGCCAGACTACTACGCCACAGTTGGGGAGGTAGAAGAGGGGGAAAGAGTATACAAGACCTACGAGGAATACTCGAGCGCTGTGCGCGAGTGGGAGGCTGGCCTGAGAGCGACGGCCCTGGAACTCTGGGGAGCGGAAACCCTCAGCAATTTTCCACACCTTGCAACCCCAGAGGCGGTGGAGGAGTATGACAAATCCCATCATACCATTGCTAGTGCTGCTCACTATACCTGGAAGAAGCACATCGAATCACCCTTTTGGGAAGAAGCTCAGTGGGCACAGGTGTCACAGCTTGCAGGGGAAGCTGACTGGGAGAATGTCGCTGAGCGCATTTCACAATGGTCAGACCTGATCGAGGCGGCTGCTGAACCTGCCGAGATAGACCCCAGGATCGTCGCTACAATGATAGACGTTGAGAGTGGGGGCAACCCTGAAGCGTACAACTCTAGGTCGCAGGCCACGGGCTTAATGCAGGTGATACCAGGCGAGGTATTTGAGGGGCGGCCTAGTTCTGACGAATTACTAGACCCCGCGACTAACATCGAGGCTGGCATAGATATTCTGGTAGAGTACCTGGCTGGCGCCGACTACGACCTCAAGGACGCCCTCTACGAGTACAGCGGCGGGAGCGCGTGGTCGAGCAAGGAAGCCTACGAGAAGCAATACTGGGACAGGCTCTCTGCCAAGTTCAAGGGACTCTGGGGCGTGTCACTGGGATCACTGCGCGCCGATGCACGCGACACGGTGATGACGCGGCCTATGGAGATGGACGTTGACTCGCTGCTGCCGCTCATAATGATGGAGTACCCTGGCCGCTGGACGCCCGACGAGATACGTGCGGAGCTAGGTGGGCAGACTATCATGGGTGTGATAGAGGCGCAAGAGGTGCAGCGCCCAGACACGGCAGCCGCACGCGAAGAGGGCAACGATGTTTGGGACACACGGACTGCTCTGCCGCCTGGCGTATACCGTAAGGCCATAGACGCACTACCAGAAGTCAGTGCGTTCCTGTCTACGGGGGAGAACCCCAAGGCCGCACTGGAAGCCATTGAGGTTTACACAGACGAGCATGTGCCACAGGGGACGCCCCAGGAATGGGCCACTGCCGAACGAGAACATGATGAATTCCGGCGGTGGGTGTACAATGAGCCAGGACTTGGGGCCAGCATTTATGAGGAGCAATCGGCTTACTTTGCGGCTAGGGAAGAGGGTAGGCGGGTAGAGCCATCGGAGCGGTTGCAGACCTATTGGGACGCCCATGATCAATTCAGGCAAGAGCACCCTTTATACACCAAATATTATAGCCCTGCCTGGCAGCCACGCGAGGACGGTGGTGGTCAACGAGGCGTGGGCGCCCCAAGAGGTAGAGCCCCCACCAAGGAAGAGCAGCGCGAAGCCGAAGCTGTGACGTGGAACGACTTCGCCGCCAGCTTCACGGGCGGGGCTGACCTACTGGAACTGATACAAAGCTGGCTACTTCTGGACGCATCGCAGCGAGAGTGGTTCCTGGCCGGCAACCCAGAGTTAGCAGCTTGGTTACGCACCCAAGACCCTGAACTCCTGGGGCAACTACGCGCCAGCCTGGGCGCAGCGGAGCCGCAGCGTCGGGGCTACGACGACAGGCCGTGGACGCCGAACTTGAGATGGTATCGAAGTTGGTAAGAGCGTGGGGGAGTAGCTCAGGCGGGAGAGCGGCTGTTTTGCACGCAGCGGGTCGGCGGTTCGAGTCCGCCCTTCTCCACTTGTGAGCCTTCTGCTTTACAGTAGGCGGCCCCTCAAGGCTTTGCCGCTGAGCCTTATCAGCGGCGCATGGTGGGCATGGCGCAATTGGTAGCGCACCCGTTTGTGGGGCGGGTGGTTGTGGGTTCGAGTCCCACTGTTCACCTTACAAGGAGAAAAATAGGATGATAGAGAGGAGTAGTTAATCATGGCCGACGAAGATCGCTTGGAAGCAAACGAAGGCAATCAGGAAACGGTTGTCGCGGCGCCAGCAGCAGCAGCACCGAGCGGGGGACTAACGGAAGAGAAAGTACAGGCTTTAATCACAGAGGCAACTGAGAGAGCGGCCCGCGAAGGCGAAGAACGCGCTTTGCGACAATCACAGTCTCTCGTAGATAAAGCCGAAGCCCGCATAGATCGGCGGTGGCAAGATCGGGTTGGTAAGCTTTTAACCCCCTACGAACAGGCTTTGCAGGAGCACGGCGCGGAGCCAGGGGACGTAGAAGCCCTTCGCACAAAGACGCGGGGAGACCTGGAAGTCCAGGAACTCAAATCACAGGTAGCACAGTACAGGGAGCGCGACGCACAGCGGGAGTCGGAGTACCAGAAAGAGCGGTCTATCCGCCAGATGTGCGAGCCCCTGGGGATGAACCCTTATGACCCAAGGCTGCAAGAAGCACGCAACGCGGCTTCCCCCGACGAGTTTCTGAAACAGGCCCTTGTTCTTTGGAAGGAAGATCAACTTGGCACGGCAAAGGCCACCACAGAACAGCAGAGGCGACAAGTCCTAGAGGCCCAGCAAGCAGCGGGCGAACTCGATGTGACTGGAGGAGGCGCGGCTATGGTGCCAGCAGCTTGGAGTGTAAGCAGCCTGATACCAGGCAGCGAAGAGTCCATCATATCGGAGCATCTCATGCACTACTTCAAGACCTTATCTGAGGCAGACATGGGGCAGAAGATTCTGAAGGTACAACAACTGATGAAGTCTGACCCACGGCTGGCTGGCAGGCTGAAGGAAACCGCAAGGCGCGTGTGGGATATGGAGCAGGACTACTAGGCAAACAAAAAAACTAAATAAGAGGTGAGAGAACATGGCAGTCTATACTATGGGTACTCTCACTAACGAAACCAAGGCGTACTACGACATGAAGCTGTTGGAGCGGGCGTTGCCGGAGCTCGTCCACGGACAATTTGGACAACAGCGTAACATCCCGCCGCACGAGGGAGTCCACATCAATTTCAGGAAGTTTGCTTCCCTCCCCGCTGCGACGACCGCTTTGACCGAAGGTACTCCTCCGAGCGCGACCACGCTGACTGTCTCGGCGATAGCTGCGACGGTCTCGCAATACGGCACCGTTGTGGATGGTTCTGACATCGTTGCAACCCAGACCATTGACAACACGCTGACTGAGGTGGCGCAACTGCTCGGCGAGAACCTGGGCCTGACGTTGGACATCGTAGACCGTGCGGTTATGATAGCCGGTACTAACGTGATGTTCGCTGGCACAGCAGCTAGTCGTGGGTACGTTGCAAGTGGCATGTTCTTCGACGCCGCCGAAATCCGTGAGGCAGTGCGAACGCTGAAGCGGGCCAACTCCAAGGCGCATAGTGGGGGCAAGTTCGTTGCTATCGTACACCCTGACATAATCGGGGCCCATAGCCGCGAGGTTATGTGGAAAAACTCTCCTGAATTCGGGGAATATCTCTTCGGAGACAACCGCGAGCCAAGCCGAAAGGCGGGTGTAGAGACTGAGCGGAGAGCGTCTCTCTGAGACGGAGCGACAGTCCGAGCTACGTGGCGACACGTAGAGCCAAGCAGAAATGACTTGGCCGCCGCACATTAAGAATTGACATATTGATGTAGAGATACCATTTCTTGGCGGAGTGCTTCCATGCGTTCCTTTTCCTCAGATGTATACTTATGCCCTGGGGCATGGCGCATGGAGAGGTATTCTTGCATTACCTTTAGCTGAGCCTGTTTGTTATGGGGCAGAATACCATCGCATAGGAGGCTGATTGCTCTACGGACACCCTCTGTGGTGTGGACTTCCCAGCAGGCCATGGGGCGCGTGAAGCGGGCATTGCCCCTTATGTCGCGTACTTGGCGACCTGGGTTGGTGGTGATATACCCCCCTAGCCGGGCCTGGAAAGCTTCCAAGATGGCTCGATTATCATTGCGCTGGCTGATTTTCAGGGATGGCCGCAAATGGGTGATTCGCTTACCCCTGTATTTGCGGTGCACCTGGTGGATTCCCATATAGCCATCGGCCCAGAAAAATCCCCGAAACTCAGCGGCCCATATAGGGTCTATGGGGCTGCCATGAATATCTCGCAGTTCCATCTTTGCACCTCCTACCTATATTATACCACAAAGTGGGGTGTATGTCAAGTCTAAAATGCCCTTTTGGGGCATGAATCTGAAAATTGTAAGGTTGGTGCGGTTATCAAGCAACAGAATGGACACGGTGGCCGATATGTTTGGCGACGGCGACCTCCTGGATGCTTTCCAGTTTGCCGGTGATCGTGGGCAGGGCAACCCTGTCTTTACAGGCGAACTGGGGACGTACCTGGGAGTTCGGTTCGTAGAATCCACCAACGCGCAGATATGGAGTAGTGCAGGCTTGAGTGGCTCTGACGTGTATGGCACCCTGGTCATCGGTGCAAACGCATACGGCATCACAGAGTTGGACGCCCACTCAGCCAAGACCTACTTCGTGCCGCCTGGCGGCCATACCGACCCCCTGGAACAGTCGTGGAGGAACGGGTGGAAGGCAGCGCACGTGTGCAAGATACTCGACCAGAACAACATGGTGCGCGTGGAACATAACACATCGTACTCACTGAGTGCGTAGCAAGTTTCGTTAGCGAGAGACAAGAAGTAAGCACGGGGGAGGCCCTTAATTGGGCCTCCCCCCAACTGAACAGAGCCCATCCCTAGTACTACCTCTGGGCTTAAAATCAAAAATAACGGGGGGAACGTGGGACGGGGCACAACCCCCATACGGAGGAAAGAACAATGTCAATGACAACTGCAAGTCCTCGAAAAATCTTCAACGACTGGGAGGAAAACGGCCTCCCAGCGCTCAAGAACGCTAACACCGACGGCACCTACCTCGGCGACGTGATAGTGTCCACGATTGACGCGGGCGAGACACACCTCGGCGAAGTAGGCCAGAAGCTCGTCTACTCTTCGGCTACGATAGCCTTCAGCATCACGGCCTACGCCGCGCTCGACGGCGCTGGTAGCGGGGCCGCAGCTTACGGGGGGATCGAGTTTAGGGATGCCGCACGGGTCGCCGGTGGGAATGGCGTTATACGTGGTGCGCTCTTCACAGAAGATGCGATCCAGGAGAAGCCAGACTTCACGATGATTCTGTTTACCCTTCCCCCTGGCACAACTCACGGGTTAGACAACGCCACGTTCAAGATGGCTACCGCCGATGTTAAAAACTTCGCTGGCACCATCATGGCTGGCACTAGCACATCAAGTGCGCACGAAGCCAACGCCTCAAAGGCGTGGTTAGGACTAGCGGCAAGCTGTTCTGTTCAGTTCGTTCCGACAGCTATCCCCTTTGTATGTGGAACGGGAACGAGTCTGTATGCTAGAATCAGGGCAGACGCAGCGTTCAATCCTGCTGCTGCTGGCAACATCAAGGCCAAGCTGCTGATTGAGCAGAACTAGGGTAACTGGGGAGCCCTCGCAGGGGGGCTCCCCGCCCGAACACCAAAAGTAACCAAGGAGGTCGTGATGAGACAGGCGTTTCGAGAGAAACTAGAACGCTACCGCCAGTACAAAGAGGAGCATCCTGGCGAAACGCAAGCCTTCTACGCTGAGCACTTCGATGTAGACGGCAGCACCATCTCTCGGTGGAACGACAAGCTGCAAGAACTATCCATTGAGGATCGCATCCGCGCCCAGCTAGAGAAAGAGTTCGAGGCCAGGGTGCAGGCCGTTGCTGGCGATCTTGAGGTGGAGCGCGAGGCGGCGGCAGCGAAGAAGGCGGAGAAGGAGAGGCGGAAGGCAGAAAACAAGCGCGAGCACTTCAAGCGCATCCTCCGAGAGTGCCCGAAGGTGGACATCTACCCCAACGCCACTGTGGACGTGACGTGGCAGGGTTTTAGGCATACCTTGATAGGTGGAGTGAAGAACGTAATTCCTGAGGTTGTTGCCGGGGTCTACTATGAGTCTCAGAGGGCGCAAGCGGAAGCGAATCGGCTCATCGCGCAATTCGTCAGGGGACAGCATCTTGGCAAAGTATAGCGTGTAGGAGAAGAATCAAATGGCAATGAAAGATTTAAGTCCAAACAAAATCTTCAATCAGTGGTGGGCCGGCGGCATACCCATCAGCGGTGCGGGCGGGGCGTCTGGCGTGCCAGTTTCATTGCCGTCGAGGATTACCATGATCGGTGGTGCTACACCTACGTTCACGGCAGGCGCCCAGCACATGATCCTGACCAACGCCAGCATCCAGATAGACGTTACCGCAGACCTGGATGTGAACGAGGTAGAGATAACCACCATTGGCGGGGCCACGCCACTTATAGACGACGCCGACAAGCTGGCCGTGTCAGTCTACGGCGCAACAGCAGCCAGCCCAGCGGGCCGAACCCCCATACTGACCAACGCATCAGGCGTGCAGCACGTCTGGCTGGCGTCTGCACTCGACGCCGAGACGGATGACATCAGCATTGGCATGATCGCGGCGGCTACACCCTCGATGACGGCGGGGGGCCTGCACATTATTGTGCAAGACCCCAGTGACAGCACACGGCAAATGGCGTTTGACACGATGTTCAAAGTGCCATACACCCTAGACAACGCCCATCACGAAATCCACGATGGCACTTGTTTCCATACAAGCAAAGCTGATACCGCAATGGCAACCGCCGCTACCCTTGCTTTGTGTTTCAAAACAGCGGCTACTCCAAGTAGGGTGCATATGTTCGTGCACTTCACCACGCTAACTGGAGGCCATGTGGAAATCATAGAGGGGCCGGGCTGGACTAACCAAACTGGCACAAAGACCCCCATCTACAATCGCAGGCGTCAGGATACTATGGGTAGCTCTGGTATGCTGGAGGATCAAGCACAAGCTGGCTTTGTTGCTTCCGACAATGTGATCTACAATGCGAGCGCTGTGAGTGGCGGCGTAGTTATATACAGTATGTACGCTTATGGTGCGAAGAACCGGTTTTCTGGCGCGGCTCGCGGCGAGTCGGAATGGGTGCTAAATTCTAGCACGCAGTACGTTGTCAAATTCACCTCTGACGCCGCCTCGAACAAGGCGGGCCTGCACATGGACTGGTACGAGCACGAAGATTCTTGATGATATGTGAAACGTGCGGGGCAGAGTTCCCGAAGAGGCTACAAACTGTCAATAGGTTCTGTTCACCTCGGTGCTATTGGGACACCCTAAAGGGCCACCAGTTCTATATCCAGACGTTAGAGGATAGAGAGTGCTCTAGGCAGAGGATGATGGGCGAGCTTAATCCCATGTGGAAAGGTGGGGATAGCGACAAGGAAAGGCGAAACTCGGCCTATAAAGAATGGCGCATCGCCGTCTTTGAGAGGGATGGATTCATCTGCCGTAGGTGTGGCTACTTCAATGGCTGTGGTGCAAAGCGAAGAGACTTAAACGCCCACCATATAGTCCCGTGGATAGAAAGTATCGAGCTAAGATACGTAGTTGAAAATGGGGCAACTCTGTGTGTCCCATGCCATATTAGAGAACACCGGGACGCATAGGGAGGAACAAATGGCACGGAAAGCAGCGAGCGCACGAAAGCCAGCGGGCGGCGTGAAGCCTGCACCAGCAGCACAGGTTGCGGCAACCTACGGAGCCTCGCGTGGCCGCCGTGGGCGCACGGGCGAGCGTGGCGAGCCTGGCAAGAGTATCGTAGGGCCGCCAGGCAATGATGGCAAGAGAGGGCTGCCAGGCTTCAATGGCAAGAGCATTGTAGGGCCGAGGGGCGAGCGCGGGCCTGCGGGCAACGACAACGTGTACAAGTGGGTCATAGCCCTATTCCTGCTTACCCAGGCCGAAGTACTGGCACTGTACCTGTGGTGGCTATCGCAAGTACCGTAAGCACGACTATCAGGGGAAGAATCACATGGCAATGAGCAACAAATCGGACAGCTTTATTCTCAACGAGTTTTGGGCCAACGGCATCCCCCTCGGCGCGCCAGGCGGCGCGAGCGGCACGGCGCTTCACTTACCTGTTGCAATACGCACTATCGCTGGGGTGACGCCAGGCATGACTGGGGACGCCCTCAATGTGACTGGGGTAGTTGGGCAGATCACCACCATCGGCGGAGCTACCCCCACCTTCACGGGTGGAGCGCAGCACTTTATCTTGGCTGGGGCATCATTGGACATCACTGTTGACATAGACCAGAACGAAGTACAGATCACGACCTTAGCAGGCGTGACCCCAATGATGATTGACCGCACGCTGGGGGTGGCAGTAAAGACAACCGGTGGAGCCACCCCCACGTTCACGGGTGGGGCACAGCACTTTATCTTGACGGGGGCTTCGCCTGTTGATGCCACCTACATCGGCGACATCAAGTTTGGAGAGGCGTTACCCGCAGGCACGAACGTCATTGGATCTGTGACCTTTGGGGTATTACCCGCTGGCACTAATATCATTGGCGTAGTGTCTGCTACCGTAACGCTGATAGCAGGCGGGCAGGTGTCCGCCACCGCAACCCTGCTGGCGGCCACGGGTCGCAACATCGGCACAGTAGACGTGTCCACCGTCGGCGCGCTAGAGCAAACCGCGCTTACGCTGACGAACGCCACAATAGTAAGTGCTGATACAGAATACTACTGTGCATTGCCTGCCAACTGCCGTGCACTTCAATTCCAGTGCAGGACGGGCAATGATGTACGATATTCTCTGACGGCGGGGAAGGTCGCAACGCCAGTTGAGCCATACTTCACGCTAAAGGCTGGCGGGGTGTACTACAAAGAGAATCTAAAGCTGGCTGCGGCTACGCTATGCCTTGCTGCTGACGCAGGCACACTCAAAGTCGAAGTCGAAGCGTGGAGTTAGGGGGTAAATAATGCCAATCAAATCAATAAAACCGAGTTACACTGAGTGGGTGCAAGAGCACAACGCGGCGGGCACGCACAGCACGATCAACGCGCAGAACATCGCGGTGGCGGGGACGGCCTCGATACTCTCGTCGGTCGCCGCTAGCACCCTCACCACGAACATGGTGAAAGCTGCTGCCACCCAGGGCCTCATGCTCTACGATGACGCGGGCACGGCGGGCATCTTCGTGCAGGATGGCGGCAACGTCGGCATCGGGACGACGACTCCCAAAGATAAATTACACGTTGTGGGTGGAATAACTGATGAAGGTACTGGTGGTGCTTTCACCGCTTTTAATACAGGTGCTAATGGAAATATCTCGTGGAATATTAGCTCAGATTTGTATTTCACACCAAAGACAGTTATTGATGGTGCTGGTTCAGCTGTAATGACGATTAAAGGCGACGGCAACGTCGGCATCGGGACGACG